GTCTTTGTATTGTGGTATTTGTGGTGTGGAGATGACTGAAGTTGAGTGAGCAACCTAAAGCACCTACAAATCAGACTTTACTGTTGCAGATTGTTCGTGACATCGAAATCCTGAAGGCAAACAGTATGCAGATACTTGATGCTTCACGAGATCATGAAAATCGTATTCGTGACTTAGAGAAGCAGATGAACAGGAACGCTTGGATTCCTGCAGTTATTACAGCTGTATTAACTTCGGTAATAGTTTTTTGGATTAGTAAAGGATTGAGTTAATGATTAACCCTGGCACATACAACATCACCGCATATCAAGGTGCAGACTTTGACCGGACTTTTACTATTACACAAGGTTCTACAGCATTAAATTTGACTGGATATACGTCTGCCATGCAGGTTCGTGAAGCAGCCGATTCGACAGCCTACCTGTTGTCTCTCACTTCGGGTTCAGGGATCACTTTGGGTGGCACTGCAGGCACTATTGCTGTTGCTATAACTTCTGCACAGTCAAGTGCTATCGCTTCAGGTAGTTACGCTTATGACCTTGAAATTATTGCTGGTTCAGGATCTGTCACAAGGTTGTTGCAGGGTGCTTTTACTATTCAAGGTAACGTGACTAGATGAGTGATGTTGTTGTAAGCGTTACAGAGTCAACAACAAGCGTTACTGTTACAGAGCAGGATGTCAGTGTTGCGGTAACTGAAACACCTGTGACTGTCACTACTGCCACTGTAGGTTTGCAAGGCATACCAGGTGCTAACGGGTCAGCTGCAACTATTACTGCAGGTTCTGCAACAGTTTTGGCTTCTACCGCTTTACCTACAGTCACTAACACAGGCACATCTAGTTCAGCAATCTTCAATTTTGGTATTCCTGCAGGTTCGGCAGGTTCGGCAGGTGTATCAGGTGTTATCTCAGTTACTTCTCCGATAACAAACATAGGCACATCTAGTTCTGCGATTCTAGGTATCAATCAGTCTTTATTGAGTATCACTAAATCACAAGTATCTGATTTCACTTCGGGAACAGTCACATATGCAACAACTTCAGGAACTGCAACATACGCTACAACAAGCGGTAGTGCAGTCACAATTACAGGCTCAATCACAAAGAGTCAAGTCTCAGATTTCACTTCAGGAACTGTTGCTGTATCAACGTCAGCTTCTACAGCATCAACATCAGGCACAGCGTTTTATAGTACAACATCCGGCACATCTGTAAGCATCTCAGGAAGCATAACTAAATCTCAGGTGTCAGACTTTACTTCAGGCACAGTTGCTTATGCGAGCCTGTCAGGAATAGCTGTAGCAGTTTCAGGTTCAGCAATAACAGTTAGTCAAATCAGCGATTTTGCTTCGGGAACTGTCGCAAACATTTCAGGCACAGTCACTCAATCACAAGTCACATCACTAACATCAGATCTGACAGGTAAAGCATCAACATCTGCACCAACAATCACAGGTTTCACAACGCTACAGGCAACACCTAGTATCGGCACAGACACACCAGTCACAGTTTTAGGTGGCACAGGGCAGAGTGTGCCTTTACAGTCCTGGAAGACTGTTGCGTTAGTTGCTTTATCTTCGGTAGATCAGAATGGTTATGGCAACTTTGCGAGAGTATCTGCAGGGCAAGCAACAGATTTAGCGTATTCGGCTGCGTTATCTGTAAACACGACAGGCACAGCAACAAAAGGTGTAGTCGTAAGAGCAGTAGCATCACAGTCATCAAACATATTTGAAATACAAAGCTCTGCAGCATCTCCACAGGTTTACATCAATTCATCATATGAGTTTGTGACACCAACTAACGTTTATGCAAACGCTATTCTAAACAATGGTGGATTTTGGTCATTCAACAATAATGGTGTCGGAAATATTGCTGCCAGAAATGCTACAAACATACCCTTGACACTAAAAGGTGCTGCATCACAGTCTGCTAACTTGCAGGAATGGCAAAACTCAGGTGGAACAGTCTTAGCGAGAGTAAACTCGGCAGGTTTAATTTTAGGAACTGAACTAAGAACTTTAACAAGTTATTACAAAGCTGTTGAAGCAAACTCTGGTGGAGTCATAAGCCTGACAAAATCTAGTGCAGCTGCTGGCAATGAAGGTTCTGGAATTGCTCGTATTTATGTTCGTGATGGCACTACTGCCGGCACTCTAAAACTTGTTGTTCGTGCAGGTGCGGCAGGTGCTGAAACAACTATCCTAGACAATATCCCTCAATAAGAAAGAATCTGATGTCTGAATTTGATGTATCGAATGAATACAAGCTACAAACTTTACAGCAACGTTTAGAACAGTTGAATGTTGAAGGTTGGCATAATGAAGAAGCCAAAACTGTTGCAAACGCTCTCGGTAACAGTGAAGAAGCGGAACGCCTGACAGCAAACATTGTTGTAATCAAGACTGCTATTGTCGCTGTGCAAGCACAGATAGACGTTTTAGCATAATAAAGCGTTTGCTAAAATTGGTGTATGACAACATACATTGAACCTTTCCCTGCATCTACTCGTAATGATGAATTCGGCAATCTAGCACCATACAGGAATGGTCGGCCACATCGGGGTCAAGACTGGAGTCCTAAAGAACTGTCACCTATCCCTGCAATCACTGATGGCACTGTGTTTGTCAATGAATGGTCTGATGTGTTGGGCTGGTTTGTTATTCAGTCAACTAAGGATGGTATGTGGGTTTTGTATGCTCACTTGGCGAAACAGTCTGAGCTAGTCAAGGGGACTAAGGTCACTGCAGGAACAATCCTAGGTAAAGTCGGTGGCGGTAAATACAAGAGCGGTTCTGCATCAAATGGGCCGCATCTTCATCTCAGCATGGGTAAGGCTAACGATTCACACAGCAACCCGAACATTCATCTCTGTGCCTACGATGAACTTGTTGATCCGTTGAAACACATTCTCGCAAACAAAGGTAAATAATGAAATCTGTAGGTAATGTTCTTCTCCGTGTTGTAGCAACATTTGTGGCTTCAGCGTTAGCAGTTATTGGTGCAGGTTCGCTCGGTGGTGTTGCACCTGCGACTGCTGCAGCTATCGGCGGTATTCTTGCTGTCGCTAAAGTGATTGAACGTCTGTCTCTCGCATTTTTGGAAGATGGCAAGTTGACTCAAAATGAGATTAACGCTGCCTTCCAACAGTCTGTGCAGTTGAAGAATGTGAAGCCTGAACCTAAGCAAAAATAATGCGACTAAGGTTTCTTGCATCAATCTTCTTTACACTTAGTTTTGCGTTTTGGCCGTTAACTGTTGCTCACGCTGATTCGCCTGATAGACAGCCTTACACGCTTTGTGAGACTGCTCCGACTTCTGTTGCAGACATAAACTTTGATGTTGCCGGCGATGTTGTTGCAGATTGTCAAGCCGATTTTGTGCTTATTCATTACAGTGGGTGGTTGACTTTTGATACGACAGCAACGCTATCTTTGACATCTCGTGCTGACGATGGTTTTTACCTGACTTTAGATGATCAGATGATTATTGATGACTGGACTTTGAAGGGCTGTTCAGGTTCTACAGCTGTTGTTGATGTGGTTGCAGGTGTGAGCATGAGATTGGATGCTTGGTGGTATGAGTTTGGCGGTGGGGCATGTAACATTTTGCTTGCTGATGGACAGCCTATTCCTGCTAACGCATACAGTTTAGATCCTGTTGAAGTGCCTGTTATTGACCCTGTGATTCCTGACCCTACACCTACTACACCTGTCGTTTACCCTACAGAGCCACCTGTTGTTGTGCCTGTTGAACCTGTTGACCCTGTTCCGCCTGTTGTAGTCCCTGTAGAACCTGTAACGCCTGTAGAGCCTGTTGTGACCCCTGAACCGATACCTACTGTAGAACCTACCTTAGAGCCTGTTGTTGAGCCTGTAGAGCCTGTTTTGACCCCTGCACAGCAATATCAGGCTGTTTTAGACAATTTGATGACTGCAGCTCAGGCTGATGACATTCAAGTCCCCGAAAACATTGCTTCAATACCGTTGCTCGGTGACACAGCGGTTGCACTGATCAATGCATTCAATTTTGTTGGCAACGTAGGTGCAGACATGTCCCCTAAAGTGCGTAAACAGGCTAAACAGACTCTCGTCTCAGCTGTGATTGTCACTCAAATTGCTCAACTATCTACGCAAACCGCTATGTCTGCAGCATCAGCATCTGTTGCAGCAAGTTCACCAAAACAAAGGAAGATAGATAAATGAAATTTTTGAAAGACATCATCGGACAGTTATGGACTCTACTCGGAATGTTTGTTGCCTGGATAGTTTTGGAAGGTTCAGCTAAGACTGTTATCGGGTATTGCATACTTGCGAGCATCGTCATTTGGGCTGTAACTTTCCCTATACGCAACAAAGACGACTAGTTTAGGGTTTTACGTTTTATACCTTTACGCTGTTCAGGTGTTGCTCCACCCCAAATACCAAAATCTTCATACATGCCTACCTGTAAACATTTAGCCATTACAGGGCATCTCATACAGATTTCCCTTGCAGTGTCGGTGGCCATAATACGCATCGACGATTGACCTGGTGTAGATAAATCTTCGGGAAAGAAGATGTCTGGCACTTGCTCACATTCGACACCACCATTATCGAGAATTGCTTCATGTAAATCTAGGGTGATGCGATCTATAGGGAATTTGTCGTAGGTCATCTTTATAGTGTAGTTATGAAGAATCCCGAAATACAGAAAATCCTAAATAAAGCAATTCTTTTAGGTAACTTTGAGAACAACAGTCCCGAATGGCATGAGCTACGCAACACTGTAGGAGTCATTTCAGGGTCAGAGATAGGTGCAATTCTTGGTTTATCTCCGTTTACTTCTGCAGTAACTTTGTGGGCTGAGAAGACAGGCAAAATTGAACGTGACTTTGTAGGTAACTCTGCTATGCGTTTAGGTCAACTTGTTGAACCGGCAATCCGTCAGCTCTATCAAGAGCAACAT